AAACTTTCGAGCTGGTCATACGCCTGCCGCGTTGGGCCATCCGCAATGATGACCCTGCCATCGCCACCGATGCGGCCTTGCCCCGCCAGAATGTTGCGCGCCCGCTCCATCATTTCGCTGGTGGCATCCGGGCCTGCCGCAACGCCCTGTGCCTCAACGTCCGCATACATATCGGACGCCCGCTCCTTGAGCTGGCCGACCGTAGGAACGGAGTCGTCGGCTTCCGCAACAGCCTTTCCGGCGAACACTTCGGGGAACTCGCGACCGATGCGCTGCCCCAGATATGAGCCGCCCAACGAACCCGCGAGACCGAAGCCCGCGCCGCGCAGGGCGTTGTCGTCCTGGGTCGCGCCGTAAATCGTGCCGTGTAGAGCCTCGGAGCCGAACGGATTGGCGAGCATAGACGCCGCTCGCCCACCCATCATTCCCGCGCCAGCGCCCAACGCAAGTGCGCCCGCACCACCACCGACCACATCGCCCACAAAACTCGAAACGGGCCTTGCTTCGCGCAAGAGGTCAAGCTGGTCCTGTCCGCCCCCCAGCGCCGCAGGAAGCCCGGCTGCAAAGGAATTGGTCGCGTTGGCGAAGGCCGCACCGGGCGCAGATTGTGCCGCATAATTCAGCCCCTGTTCCAAGGCCCCCATGTCGCGGGTTGGAGCGGGGACATTGCCAAGCTGATCGGGGCCTACACCCTGCGCAGCAGCCTCGTTGAAGCGCGGCACAGCCGCCGCATATGCGTTAAGGTCCGGGGTAAGCCCGACCGCTTCATCCTGTGCCACCCGGAACCGGACGTAGGCATCCTGGTCCATGTTGCCCCAATTGTCGCGCAGATAGCGAAGGTGGGCCTGCTGATATTCGTCGGGGATCTCGGTGCGCGTCTGGTCTGCGTTCGGGTCACCAAGGCCCATCCTATCGCGGGTTTGCTCGCCATCGAACACGCCTGTATATCCGTATTCGTCCTTGAACGCCTTACGCCCCTCTTCACTGGTCGGATCGACGCCGAGGCCGTTAAGCTGCATTCCTATAAAGTGGCGCTCGATAGTGTCGAGGCGGTCAAGGAAAGTGGGCAGGTCAACAGCCGTGTCGAGGCTGGTGACGGTTGAAGCGAGCAAGTCCAGTTCGCGCTCTGAAACCTGTCCCACCGCGCCGCCAGTAGGGCTTTCGTCGCGCATTTGCTGGAGCCGATCGAACGCAAGGTTCCCGAATACCGGCGAGAGTTCACTTTGCAGCCTCTTGGCCGAAGTCGTCGGAATGCCCGAAAGGAGGCTAGACCATCCGGTGCCGCCGTCCTCTTGGGCGATTCTGCGCGCGTTTCGGATGGCCCGCAGAATGGTGTCCGTTTGGAATGCCTGGCGCATAGACTTGCGCTCTTCGGCATTCTCAAACTTGCGCCTTTCGGTTACAGCCTCTTCCGCCTTGATGCCCGTAAGCGTAGCGTCTGCGCCTATCTTTTGCGCCGTCGCGGCTGCGATGGCGGGGGCGTAGGGCGCTTCGGCTGCTGCCACGCTGGCATCGGCCTGCGCTCGCTGCGCATCGGCTTGAGCCTTCGGGCCTTGATAGGCCGCAGTCGGGTCAACTGGCTTCGGGATGATGCGCCCGGTCGAGGCTCCACCCACAGGGCGCAGGTTCGGATCGTCGGGGCTTTCGCCTTCCCAGCGGTTGCCCGCGTCATCTACGAAAATCGGCATATGTTAGCCCCCATACCTGCGAGCGGACCCGCTAACGTCTGGTGCCCCACCCCAACCGGGGAAGGTCACATGAATTGCACTGCCGTTGCTCGGGATGGCCTTGGCCCCCGGATAACGGCGCTTGATCTCTGCGATGGCCTGAGCCTTCGTCATTCCCTGCGGAACCGAGAAGTCCATTCCGTCGCCACGGACATGCGAGCCGCTCCGGGTGTTCGTCAGCCCCTGGCGGCGAAGCGCGTCTTGATGAGCCTGCGTCCGCAAGCCGCTGGTCGGGGTCAGCCCCATTTCGCGGGCGGTCCCCATAGGGTCAAAACCCGTCGAGAAAGCCGCTGGTGACGTTGCCGCCACCACCTCCTGCTTCGGGGCGCAGATTACCGACCGGGGCGGGAGGGGGGCCACCTTGACCCATAGCAGCCGGAAGGCCCGACTTCGGCCCCGCATAGGTGCCACCGGGGACAGGGACGACAACGAACTCGTCCTGCCCGCCAGCCATGCTTGCTGCCCGCTCCCGATAAAGCGCGCGACCCTCTTCGCTATTCGGGTCAATGCCAGCACCGGCAAGGGTGCGCTCGAATGCATCGGGTGCGCTGGGCATGGGATTGGCGCGCTGGTATTCCTCTTTGGCCTGCCAGTCCGCCATGTCGAGCGACCGCTTGCGCTGCTCCGCCGCAGCCTGTGCCGCCGCCTGCTGCTGCTGGGCCATGCCCTCGTTGAGCCGGGCCACGCCGCCGGGCTGATAGCCCATCTGGCGGGCCATCGTGTCCTCTAGGGCTGCAAACACATACGGCAGGACGCTGCGCTTTTTGCCGGGCTGTTCCTGCTGCGTTGCGCCCATGCCGGGTGCGCCGAACAGGTTGCCCTTGCGTTGGCGCTGGGTATCGTCGCCAATGCCGGGGGTGCCATACGAGGGGGTCTTGCCAAAAAGCCCCTTTGGCTGTGCGCGCATTCCGATTGCCATTAGCCCTTGCCCCCGAAGTATGAGCCTGCTGCGCCGAGGCCAGACATGAGCAAGTCAGCGAAGAACCCGCCAGACTGCTTCTGTGTGCCTTCCTGATTGGTGTAAGGCCCCAAGAGTCCACCGACCCCCGCCGAGTTGGCAAGCGCAGCCTGTAGCGGCAGCATCGCGCCCTGCTGGCCAGCCTGCATACCCGCAGCGACCGGAATATAGTCGCCCGCCACAACGCCCGGAGCCATGCCAGCGGCTTGCGCGCGGCGCTGCATCTGCTGATCGTAATCTGCATAGCGCGCGCCGACCTCGTTCTTGTTAATCGCGCCCGCGATGTTGCCGTAATAGTCCGACCCGCCCGTTTGCCCGCGCGTCCCCATCTGCGCCTGCATCTGGTTGCGCGTGTTATCGCGCGAAATGGCGAGCATGTTCTCAAGCTGCGGATTGCTCGACGGATCGCCGCCTAGCGTGTCCTCGATATACCCGCGCGAGGCGTTGATGGTGCTGTCGTTGCCCATCTTACCGAGGAGGTCGCCGGACAGGTTGACCATGTCATTCGACACGCGGTTGATGTTCGGCTGCGCGCTGTTGTAAGCGTCCTGCTGCGCCGTGGCCGCACCCATGATCTCTTTCCCGTAGATCGGGGTCGTCTTGGATGTGGTTTTCTGGGTTTTGCTCGACAAGCCCATTAGGTCAATCCTCTCACAATTCTAATCTGATCCACCTCGTAACCGGGCAGTAGTTTTGCCCAAGCTGGGCGGCTCTCAATCGACGCTATCGAGCAGCGAACGTGCCGCCCGTATTCTTCGGCCAGCGGGATTAGGCCGATAATGCTTTCGACCTCGCCAGCAGCGGCTAGTCCGTGGATCTCGCGCAGCCCGCTCGGGTAAGTCTTCACTTCCGCGAGGATCGCCGCTTTTTCGTCGCCCCAGCAAAGCCACAGCCCCGCATAAACTTGTCCGTCGATATACTCGGGCGGATACTTGTCAGGGGCCAGCGCCACGAACTCCCGCCGGAACGGAAGGTAAGCGTCGATGCCCTGCATCATGCCACGCGGACTTTGACCGCGCTTGCCGTGCGATAAAGCCCGCCCACAGGCACACCACCCGAAGCAGCCGCCGTGTCGTCCGCGTAATCCGCTAGCGCCGCGTAATCCGTTGCCGTTTCCAGCGCGTCAGAGCGCCGCAGCAGACCATTCACCACGTTGGCGACAAGCCGGGGCCAGTCGGGCCGCTTGCCGTCTACGGGGACATTCTGGCGGCTCACCGCAAGCCCCCGGCGCTGGCTTCCATCACGAAGCCGTCGATATAGGTCCAGGACGGGTCATCAATCGTCCAGTCGAACACCATGTATTTGCCATTCGCCTGCAACGGGATGCGACCCGATGCCTGCAAATTGCCGCCCGTCCGCGTCTGACCACCATCGCCCCGGCGCTGCGATTGCGTCACCGTGCAGCTAATCCCGGCAATCGCGTCCGTATCGGGCCACAAAGCCCGCAGGCGGGTCGTCATGTCCTTGCTCGGGGCAAACTCGCCGGTCGTTATCCGTGCAATCATGTTCGCACCGGCAAGCACACCGATCTCGCCATCTTGCACAAGGTAGAGCTTCGGAGCGCCGCCACTCCAGCGCGGGTCGTCCAGCGTGAACGGCATTGCATCGAGGTCGGGATAGGTGGCTGTCAGCGAGTCCAGATCCGTGCTATTCTCGAAGCCGGGGAATATCCCGTCGAAGGGCAGCGACAACACCGTCACCTGATCGAGCGACCAGTCGTAAACCCACACCTTGCCGGTGATGCCCGGAATGCCCCACATGACCCGCGTGTTCTTCGGGTCGATTGCGGACCAGATATTCTCGAAACTATCCTCGCCCAAACCGTCGCGGAACGCCTTATCGAACTTCTGGTCGCCAATGGGGCGGGGTGCCTGTCCATTCTCGCAGGCCATGAACCCGCGATCCGAAAGGTAGAACACCGAGGAGCCAGCCCGCGCGATCGACGCCTTGGATGCGCAGCCGAAATTATGCCCGAACGGATCGAACTGGAATGGTGCGGTAGCGTCCCCGGTGCGCGTCATGCGGACAAGCCGTTCTCGCTGGAGGATAACCCCGTATTCGCCCCCGACGATGCCCATCACCTCGCCGCCTTCAAGCATCGTCTGCTCGCCGGATTGATCCGTTCCGAATACCCAGCTTGTGTGGTCGTTGAACCCGGACCATGCGACCCGCAGCAAATTGCCGTTGGGCTGTGCGATGACGACATGATCGCCAACCACCGCCACATCGACCGCGCTGGGTGCGCCGCTAATGGCCGAAGCCGTCGATGCTGCCAGATCCACCTCGTATGTCGTCACAGCATTGACCGCGACAACGAAGTCGCCAAACTGCTCGAAGCGCCAGCGCCCCGGAATCGACAGGGCGACCAGCAGGTCAACCCATGCACCCGACGAAAGCCGCGCTAGGCCGTTCGCGGTCCCGGCAAGCAAGAACGCCGTTCCGTTGCCTGACACGAAGCTGGCACCGCCCCTGAAGGACGCTGGGAGGGCGTCAGACACGGAAACGAAGTTCGGCACAGGTCGGTAGCCATTGGGCGCAGGAAACACGTTCTCCGCCCTTGTAAGCACATCCCCGCGCGGAAGCTGGTCAGGCAGGTATGCGGGGAGTTGGTATTTCATCGACGCGCGCCGTAGACCTGCGCAATGCCCATCGGCACAAGCGGACCTGCACCCCAGCGGTTTTTTGACCCGCTCGAATTGACCGCCGCGATAATGTCCCGCGCGATCGTAAGGTTCAACGCCGCCCGCTCGCTGTCACCCTGCTTGTTGTAGAGGATGGCCAGCACTTGATGCAGGTAAACGTCCGGGTGTTCGTCAAGCAGCCAGTTGGTAGGGTTGCTATCCGTCAGCGACGGGATGCGCGCAAAATACAGCAGCGTCAGCAACGTCTCGCCCACCGGGCCGACAATCAGGCGGCGGTTCTCGATGGCGCAGGCGTGGGGCGTCCCGGCCCTGCCGCTGTAAAGCCCGCGAAGGCCCGCAGGCGACATGGACAGCAGCGGGCTATCGGGTGAGCCTTCCTGGTAGACCGTGCGAAGCTGCAAGAAGTCCAGCGGCAGGTCGGTCGCCTCGCTGGTGACTGCAATCTGTGTTTCGGTTTCCATCTTCGGAACCCGCAGGTCGCGATTGAACACCGCCTCGGCCCGCGCGATAGCCTTGTAAATGCGGTTCACCGCGTAGGCGCTATCGTCCATCTCATCGCGCACCTCTTCGACAAGGTCGGACAGGTTGGAGAGGGTGTTAGCCGGGCTGGTGCTGATCGCGATGGTCATGGCAGACTCCGGCTAAAGAACAATCGGGGCGCGCTTCAAATGCGCGTATTCGCTGCTGTTCAGCAGGCGCTTGATCGCAGGGCCGTGGTTCGGGTCGCTCAGGCGAACACCGTATTTCGTCAGCCACTCAATCTCGATAATCGGCGGGATGCGGGCAGCGTGCCAAAACTCGCCCTTGCGGTCCAATTCGCCGCTATTCTGCGCCCGCTTGTTATCGTCCAGAAGCGCGGTGAGGTTGGCCTGCTCGTAGGAAACCTGGACCGTGCCCTCGTCCTCGTCCGATGACCGCATCCACTTGCGCAGGCCGTTGAAGGAGCCGTCATCGACAAGCTCCCACTCGGTCATGCTCATTATTCTACGAGGCCCCGGTCTTTGAGGCCCTTGGTGTCGCAGCCGACGCCAGGCTCGAACGTGTCGCCCTTCTTGAAATAGCCGCCTTCGCCATTGCCGACCTTGCCATCGACCTTGACCTTGAGTTTCGTGCTTTTTGTGGTGGTCATGTGTGACTCCCATGAAAAAGGGGGCCGACCCGAAAGCCAGCCCCCATAATGTCAGCCGTTAGGCTTAGGTCAGGTCGCGAACAGCGCCCGAAGCCGCTTCGTTGAGGCAGCGCAGGGCAACCTCGCAACGCATGGCCTTGCGGTCGGCCAGACCCGTGCGGGCCAGATCGAACGTGGTCATGCTCTCGCCAACGCCGACATCCCAATACTCAGGATCGACGATCAGCGCATCGCGGGCCGAGGCGAAGCGATCGGGAACGAACTGCACCTCGCCAAAGTCGCTGACGTAAATGTCAGCACCCGCCACGATCGTGAGCTTCTTGTTGCCCGATTCACGGCGCGCATCGGCAAGGCCGGTAAACGCAGCAGCGGTCTGCTTCTGCGTCCCGTTGGTGATGACCATCTTCGGGTTGCCGCCTTCGTCCCAGATTGACTGGAGCTGGGCCTTCAGCAAAGGCTCGGTGTAGGCGCGCTGGGTGCCGTTGGTGGCAGCCGCAACGATACCCGCCGAGAACCCGCCGTCCGCGCCGCCGACGCCGGACGAGGTGTTCGTCTCCAGCCATGCCAGCGCACCGGCAGTCTTGCCAGCAACGCCCGCAGCAGCCGCAACCGAGGCGTAGTTGCCAAGGAAGCGCTTTTCGCGGTCGGTCATCATCTCGCGCCCGGCCTTCATGGTTTCGCGGGCAAGCTCCGACCGGCGACCGGCCTTGTTCGTCCATTCAACCGTGGTCGAGGCACCAACCACCTTGGTGAAAATCTGGGTGTGCGTCCCGACGCGGACCGTGTTCGGTCGTGCGGTATTCCCCAGATCGTCGCCCTGGATGGAGGCGTTGTCCTCGTTGGCAGCAGCGAGGCTGTCGGTCTGCCATTCGGTGTAGGTGTTGCTCACCTTGCTGGTGCCGATGGCGTTCTGGAACGGGGTGTCGTCCGGGAACAGCTCGGATATCTTGTTGGAGAGATCCTCGCGAACGCCCACGCGGGCGACGTTCTGGATAGTGTTGCTGGGAACAGCCATAATGAAAAATCCATCTAGTGCGGGGTTAGCCGCGTATTGGGAGGGTCAACGCTTCGCAGCGTGGGTGAAGTGAAACCTTACAGGTGGCCCGCAGCCGTCAGCCAGTCTGCCGCAGCAGCATCCCGAGCATCACGGTTGGAACCGCTCTGCTTGACACGTTCAAAGGCTTTGTTTGCTTTCGCGGCTCTGCTCGAAGGCTGGGATGCCGCGCCGGGCTTCAGGGTTTTGAACTTCCCTGTCTTGCTGTCTCGACGGCGCTCCTGAGACTTGGCCTTGATCCGTGCCAGTTCGGCGCTGTCCGCTTTCCATTGTGCGGCCAGCCCCAGAGCCTTGAGGTCGTTGGCGTCCATATGCTCGGCAAGGTCCGACTTGTCGTAACCAAGCTCTGCGGCCACATCGAAGGCGCCCTTGATGTAATTGTCGCGGGTTTCTTCGTTGGCAATCTCGGGGATCTTCAGCAGTTCGGCATCGCGCGCCTTGATGCGCTGCGCCTTCTGCTCGTCCGTCTCGACTCCGATAACATCCACTTGCTGCTTGAGCTGGTCAAACTGAGCCTTGGAATGATCGAAAATGGCCTTGTCGCGCTGATATGCCTGAATGTCGTTGTATTGCGCAGGGTCGGGCATCTGCGGCTCGAATGCCGCTGTAAACGCCTTCATCTGCTCGGCACGGCGCGCTTCGGCCTGGCGATCTGCGGACGCTGCGGCCTGTTCGTATTGCCGCTGGGCGTCCTTCGCCTTGGTGGTGGCCTCTTGGACCTGAGTGTTGCGGCGGGTTTCACTTGCGGCCCACGCCTGCTGGGCTTCCGGGGAAGCTGCTGCGAATGCCTCTTTTTCCTCCGCGTTGAGGCTGACAGGCGCTTCGATGGCCGGAACGTCCGGTTCGTCGCTTTCCTCGTCGTCCTCGTTTTCGGCTTCGGGGTCATCTTCCTCGACTTCTTCGTCTAGGTCGAAATCATCCTCCGCCTCTTCCTGCTCCTCGACGGGGGCGGCCTCTTCGCCCTCTTCCTCGTCTCCAAACAGGTAGTTCTCAAAATCCGCCGCCTTTTCGTCCACGCTTACAGGCGCAGCCGAACTAGCAGCTTCCGAACTTTCGCTCGAATGGGCCATTAGTATCGTCCTTCTGGGAAAGCCGACGCATCGCTGCGTGGGCGGGGGATTAGCCTTGTGGGGCTAAATGCTCTTGCGCGCAGGAACCACACTCAGTTTGGCAGCCCGGTCCTCGTTGCGCGCTTCAATCTCACCGGCAGCAATCACGCTGCGGACCTGCGAACGAAGCTGCTCGGCAACCCGCCCACCGATAGCCAATGCCTCCAGCTTAGCCGCGTCACCGGGCGCAACCTTGCCCATAGCGTCCAGATATTCGCCGCGTATCTTGTCCAGCAGGTCGAACAGTCCGCCATCCTCGCGAGCGAAGGTTTCCCAACGCTGCGAGCGGGCCTGCTTGTCCGCGCCCATGTTGATACGGGCCTCGTCAAGCGGGTGAATGTCGAAGCTGTCACACAGCCACAGGATGAGGCGGGTGATTAGCTTACGCATCATTTATCCAGATCTCCGCCCATGCGGTTCGAGCGCACTTCCACATCGCGGGCGTTCTTCTCGCGCTGCAATTCAATCTCAGCAGCCGTCCGCTCGCGGGCCAGTTCGATCTCCGCAATCGCCTTGTCGCGGGCAAGCTGGTTGTCGAGCGCCGCCTTCTCGCGCGACACCTGCATCTGCATGGTGTGCTTCTCGCGGTCGGTTTCAATCGACGCCTCAGCCTTCTGTCGGTCCAGCATCGCACCGGCCTCGGCCTTCTGCGCGTCAAGCTGCAAGCGGGCTTGTGCCTCCTGCTGCTTGGCCTGCATCTCGGCCTGTTTCATCTCGACCTCGGGGTCGGGCTGCTGCTCTTTCTCGGCCAACTTCTGCTGCGCCTCGGGATCGTCCGGGTTGAACATGAAGTCCTCGCCCTGTCCGATGCCCATGTCGCGGGTCAGGCCATCAACCCACTTGAAGATATGTTCGGGACCGGCAAGACCCTCTTGCCTCAACAGAACCAGAGGTTCTTGCAGGGCCATGCGGGCCATGATCCGCTTATCCTTAGCGTTCGTGCCAAGGCCCACGCGGACAACGATGTTCATCGCCTCAGGCCACTGCGAGGGGTCCACTTCGCGATATTTACCATCGACCTTGATCTTGAACGGTTCACCATCGACCCGGAGTTGGCGATAGAGCTTTGCGCTAGCCCCAGCGAACGCAGTGGCCACATTGCGGGCCATGAACTTTTGGAGCGTAAGCCCCTTTTCCTCGCGACCGGAAAACTCCCGCGCCGTAAGGTTGCTCAGGGTGTTCGGGTCTGCGCCAGCGGTGGCCCTGCTGCTTCCAGAACGCGCCTCCTTCTCGCGAGAGAACCATTCCATCGCTTGCAGCGATTTGCCTATGTCGAAATTGCTTGGAATCGGGCTCAGCGCGTTACCTGTCCTACTCCGGATAGGTGAGCCAGGAATGGGGTTCAGCAGATCGTCCAGCGTTTCATCCGAGGAGTCCGTCTCCGAAACCTCGTGGCGCGGCATATTGGCAAAAGCCATGCCATCCAGAAGCTGACGGGCGATCTCCGAACGACCAAGCTGGATGTCCATAACCTTGTCGGCCAGAGAGTAACCCACAAGGCGATGCGCGCGGGGGAAAGGGCAGTAAACCGAGAAGGGCTGTTCATCTAGCGTCTCGACCGCCAACTCGCCAGCCTCGCCGTAACCATTCCCGCCCCAGCGAAGGATCTCATTCTCGACCCGATAAACCTTCACCAGCTCTGCTATTCCATCCCCGTCAACGTCGATCCGGGCGTATTCTTCGCACAACAAGACCTCCTCAAGGGCCTCGCTTGACGTTTCGCCAGTGTGGTAGTCGAGGGTGTCGCTCTCAACGTCCTCCCATTCAGAGTGCGTCGGCAGATCATAGACCTGCTCTGCCTCGAACCCCATGCCAACCAGGTCGCTGCGGGTCTGCAATCTGACATGGGCATTGTATGGGGAGGTGTCCTCGTGCTTCGCGCGCGAGTTGAAACGGAACTCGCTTGTCGGCACGGCAACGATCTTGTGGACACGCCTCGTCTGCTGCCGCTTGATAAGCACCCGCGCCATCTGCACGGGCTGGCCCATTTCGTCCTGCGTCTCGAACTCGCGAACGTCCTCGATCTCTACGCCTTCGATGCCTTCCCCAAGCATCCCCAGCGCCTCAATCGGCACCTCCTGCCACTCGCGGCTGACCTTTTCCTCGTCCTCACATAGCGTCTTGAAGATGCCAATCTTACGAAGGTTGCCGTCCTGGATCACATCATGGATGACACCGCCGCCGTCCTGTTCGCGCATGAAGCGGTAATCAATCGCAGCGGTCGCATCCTCAGCGAACTGCTCGTCGTCCTCATTGGTCGCTTCGAACTCAATCGTGCGGTCGCCAGCGACGAACATCTCAAGCAGCGTGGCAGTCGTGTCGTCCACGACCTCTTGCACATCGGGCAACACGATCTGCGACCGGCCCTCGACCTCGTTGCCGAAGGGCTGGGCCTCGTAATACCGGAACGATGCTTCTTGCAGGCATTCGATCTGGTCGTAGTAATTATCCGCAGCCTCGAACTCGCGTTTGAGGATTGACGCAAGCTCCTCGGGTGTGGTCGGGGCTTCGTTCATACTCGCGTCCCCAATTTGCTTAGATCGAGCGGGCGCGACTTGATCGGCACGGGCCGGATCGCTGCACTCTCGAATGATTTGTATCCGTGGGAAAACTCGTCATGCAGAGGGTGATCCTTGAACACCCCGCGCTTGTCGTCCCACTCTTTGCGGTAGTTATCGAGGCACTTGACCAGTCGGTCGCAGCGCACTTCGTCAATATAGACATTCGGCAGGAACGTGCGGCTTGCCTCGATCCCGTCTTGTTCGGTCTGGATGCGCTTCAGCACCTCAATCGGCTTAATTCCGGCGCTCTCGGCCTCTTGCTGCCGTGTGGTCGCCTTTTCGTTGAGCATCCGGTGCGAGGCGTCGTGCGGCATGTAGTGGCGGGCGTAATCGTAGCCCCGCTCGCGAAGGATGCGGGCGTAATGGCCAAAGCCCTCGCCGTTGTTCTCGTAGTAATCGACCGCGCGGCGCTCCATCCCGACATCCTGCCAGAATATGATCGCCATACTGTCGTTGAGGCCCAGATCCCATGTCGTATAAACCGGCGCGTCGAGTATCGGGATGCGGCATATCCGGCCCTGCTTGCGCATCGTGGTCATCTGTGTGCCGAAATAAGCGCCCTTAACCGATTGCTCGAAAGCCTCCTTCGCGGTGGAAGGGAACTCGCGCTTGATGTCATCGCCCTGCTGCTCGGCCTTCTTGACATACCAAGCGCGCTGGCCCGCATCGAGCTTAACGCCCGTCTCGGCTTCGACCTTGGCGAAGTATTCCGCCATCTCGGCGGTGATCGTCACATCCTCGTCGTCGATCCGGTATTCGTCGGAAGTGAACCAAGGGGAGAAGTGGAACTTGAAGTCCAGCGATGACAGCGGTTCGCCAGATTCCTCCTTCGCCTCGGCCTTGCGGCACATGTCGTAGAAGTCGCCAGCCTGCCCTTCGGCGGTGGACTCGATTGTAATACTCTGCCCCGCCTGCACCGTGTTGAATGCGCCCGTGCGGACCTCGCGGGCCTTCTCGGGATACTTGGCGCATAGCTTGCCGTATTCGCTAACGTGGAGCCTTTGCAGCGTCCCTGAGCGCAGCGAGGTGCCGACGCGGATGCTCGACCCGTTGCCGAACTTCATGCTGTCCGCCGCGTCCTGTTCCGCTGGCACTAGGTCGCGGAAGGCCGCTGGCAGCTTGTCGTAAGCGAACTTGATCTTGTCAGCGAAGAACGCCTTCGCATCGTTCAGGTTGTGGGCAATGACGCCCGCCGCCGTGTTCGGAATGAACAGGCAGTCGTCCAGCATGTCCAACTGAATGACCGTGGTGAAACCCTTCTGCCGAGCCTTCAACACCACATCCATGCCGTGGCGCTCAAGCAGGAACTTCTCCTGGTCGGGGTTCATGCAGAACGGAACGACCTTACCGTCCTTGCCCTTGATCTTGTAAAAGCCGTCGCGAAGGCGGGCCAGCTTATCCGGCCAGCGTTCCTTCGCCGCCCTTAGGGCCTTTTGTGGCCCAGCCATTCGGCCATGTCCTCATCGACCGTGTGCTCTTGCGCAATCCTCTCGCGGAACGCCTGCACATCGATATGGGTGCCGACCAGCTTGAGGGCCGCTACAGCCTCGCTGAGCTTATCAGCTTGCCGCGCCGCCTCGTAGGTGCTCCTTGCCTCTCTAAGCACCCAGAGGGCGTCTATATCCAGCTTGGCGGCACGTTCGGACTTGCCTGCTGCCACCGCCTCGGCAACCTTAGCATTACTCAACAGGCGCGACCCCTGCTGTTCGGCAGTCCTCTCGCTATACCCGGCGCGGATCGCAGCCTGGGTGGCGTTCAGGTCGATCAGGTATTCGCGGACGAATGTTTCCTGCTTGGGGGTCATGGCTTCCACCCTTCCGCAGCTCTGCAATGCAGTGGGCCGCTACTCGGTTAAATCTGTGAATCCCCGCCAGCCTGGCTGCTTGCATCTGGCCTTGTCGCGCTTGTCGGGGATCCGCTGCTGTTGGTATTGAGGCTTGGCGAGGCTGTTGGCGTATGGGTCGCGGGGCTTAACCACGGAACGTCGATGCAAGCCCGGTCGCGCAATACACCGCAACGCTGTGGCCGCTGTTCACATAGTCCTCGATCAGCGCAGCATCATCAATCACGCAAGCCATGTCCTCTTTGGGATCGCGGCGGAGCTGGTTAAGCACAGTGGCCATTGCCATGCACTCCATCCGGGTCTCGGATTCGTCCTGCTCGGGTAGGGCTTCCATTGTGCCGATCCCCTCGAATATTCGCCCGCTGCTCTGCCGAGTGCGATATATGCTGCGCTACGCTTTCGTGAGGCAGGCGGGCAGGGCGTGAAGCCCTATGGTGTTGCTGCGTGGGAGGCGGCTGTCTCGCGCTTGAGGTTGGCTACACCCGCGCATCGCTGCTCCTAATCCCCGTCACTACCCGCGCTAAGGGTTTTCCAGCGCCGCAGCAATTCGTTAAACTGGTCGAGGCCGCTAGCCCCGGTGAGACTTTGGATCACCTCCCCTCGTTGGGTAGGGTGAACGAAAAACGCCCGCGAGCCGGTTGGGCTGCGGGCGCATCTCTAACTATTGTCCTTCGCCTTATCAGCGGGCGCACCCAAAGTCAAGCGGTCAATCGTCCCTTCCGCTCATTTGCTTGAAGGCTGTGTTCATTCCCTTGAGCCCATCGATCACCTCTTGGCGTTTTGCCTTCGCGGCCATGCGCCTTTCCAGCCTTCTTGCCGCGCCACTCTGGAGCCTTTTGTAACCGCCAACGTCCGGATCGGTGGCAACGTCCACACTGACGAGCTTCGCAGCTACGCCAGCCTTGCGGATGCCGGTTACCGCCATGCCCGCGTGAACCACGGCGCGATGGAATATGCCTATTACGATTATCGCCTAGCCGAGACGGTTAGCGTCAACGGCATCGAGAATTTCTGGCGGCACATGAAATGCTCAATCAATGGCACGCACACCAGCGTGAGCGCGAAGCACCTGAACAGCTACGTCAAGGAATTCGAGTATCGCTTCAATCGTCGCAATCGTCCGGAGACGATGCTTCCGGAGCTTCTCTCGACGTTCCGGCCATTGAACGCAGCGTAGCGTCGAAGGCGGCTTGGTCGCCTTCCTCGCCCTTTCGCTCGGCTATGAATTCGCCAAGCTTTCCTTGTTCAATCGCGGCCTTGAGGGTCGTCATCCAACCAGTTTCCTTGTTTGCCCTCTGGCGAGTTGATGAGTTTGTGGACCTTCTTGATTGCGAAGGCGGGGGGTGCGTCGGGATCGACCTTTGAGGTCGCCATCTCCAGCGTAACATCAAGCCAATAAGGGATTGAAAATTCGACCCTACCAGCCTGGAAGTCCTCAAGCCAGTCCAAGTCCTCCATCGACGCCCACTCGGCCTTACTTGCCCACTTAATCTCCCATTGCGCCTTGCCCTCGTTGCGCTGCGTTTTGACGCTTACGATGGCACGGATTGGAGTGCGATTGAGGCTGTCATCCTCTTGCGGTGGGCCAATGTCATTAGCGGGAACCGCCAGGAACCGCTTAGCCTCTTCCTCGTCCCACTCGACCGTTGGCTTGTCGCCCCTATAGAAACCCAGAGTTTTGTAGCCCGGCCGTTTCAATGGCTTCACCACCTTATGAGCCAAGGCGATCATTTCGGGGTCGGTAGCCAACAGGAACACGTTGTTGTTGACCGTCACCTGACCCCCATCATTGGCGGTGGCCAACACAGTTTGCCCACCATGTTGCTCAAACGCGATCGCTGTGTCGGCGCCCTCCGGCGGAGCTTCCTGTCCGTAAAACTTTTTCCAGAACCACCACACGCCACCTGCGACACCGCCCGGCAGCACAAGGTCGAGAAACTCCGCGATTTCCTTAGCGGTTTTGTATTCCTCAGTTCCAAAGAGATGACGCGCAGTCTCCAAAATGCTTTGGACAATATGAATATCAAGCTGGAAACACTGCTGCTTGACGTCAGCCTTTACGAGCACCTTCATGGTGGCCGCGTCACCGTTGAACTTCTTGTTGGCGAGCTGCACCATCTCGGCAAGCGCCAATAACGCAGGAGCAAGCTCCTGCACGTCCATTTGATGGTCCTTTAGAGCCGGTCCATCATAGCGGACCGTCGTTTCAATATGCTTTGACATTCCAGCCCCCGATTTAGCGTCAAAGACGCTAACACCCCCTGAACGAGCTTGCGCGGGCCGCGCGATAGGCCGTGCCTCATTTGAGTCAAGCCACTACGTATGCGAAGGGGACACACCCCAAAAAAAGAAGCTCCATGTCAAATCCGCTCCTTCATGCAGATAACATCCGCCACAAAACAGACCGTCAGATAAGCCGTGTGCTTGGCGTTGCGGCTGCTGTTCGCCAGATCCGTTCCCGCCACCCCGGCAGGCTGATCGAACCGCACCACCGCCTCAAACACGCTCCAATAAGGGCCGGGGATGTAATCCTGTATGCGATGCAGGGTCCGCCGCGCGTCGATCTCGGCGCCGTTGCGATGCTCTTCGCTCCCGCCACCAGGCATCCGCTCCCCGTAGGAAGCCGTTACAGGCGCGCTGTGGCTCGATTGCTCCCACAAGCGGAGGCAGTAGCCAATCGCAGCCAGTTGCGTCTCAGAGAGCTTATTTTGGGCCTTCCAGCGGCAAAGCGGGGTGCCGCCTCGGTTGAGGGATGCGCGCGCTACGGTCCCGTCATCCACGTTGGTCACGAATTGCTCGCGATATTCCCCGTGCTGCTCGGCGTAGACGTTGGGCTTGTTCTTGTCCTTGTCCTCGGCGTTGACGATGCCCGCCAGCGCCATGCGCATTTTGTATTGCGCTTGGTTTTCGTCCTTGCGCTTCGCTAGTGGATCTCGCTTAGCCATGTTGTAATTCCCTACCGTCCGAAGAATGGGGTGTTCAGGGGGTGGTGTCCTCCAAGCCCTTCAAAATCTCGCGCGCCGTTCGACCGATTTGCAAAGGGCTTCTTTTCCAACCCATCGCCTTGGTATGCTCGTAAGCAATGCGGAGAGCCTCTGCGCTCGCGCGATCACCCATCTCGTTTCCTTTCACCATGTCAGTTACCTTTGAAATCATGCTGCGATTCGATAATTCAGGCCGCGCATTGGCGACCTCTGGATGACAACGCTACGGGGCCATCGCCCGCGCTCGGCCACCTCTCGTTGGTGCGCTGCGAGCCGCACCTTGAGCGCCATGAGCAATTGCCCGCGATGGTCGAACTGCTTCCACCAGCGGGGGAATATCCGCATCACTTCGCGCCAGTATTCCGGCTGCCAATCGCCCTTCAGTTGATTGCACTGGCGGCAGCAGGGGACCGTCTTGCGTCCGCCCTTGCAGCGAGGGACAACATGGTCGCGGGTCTTCGCCACACGTGTGCGGGCCTCAGGTGGCATGAGGTCGCGCTTGCACCAGTAGCAGTGGAGCCGACGCCGAGGCGCTTTGGTAGCCATGCTTAATCCCCTCCCTCACTCGCAGCGCTTGACCGCGACAACGTCCGCACCGCTGCCCGTGTGTATCCATTCCGTATCCGCGACAGGCCACGGCTCCGGGCAACAGATGCCGCCCCGAAGCTGGCAAAACAGGTGCGTCCCCATGCTTTTCGGCGGGGCGCGCTTGCCCGAAATGATCTGGTATCCCGTCGCGGGCACACTACGCTTCTCGCCCATCGGTGACCGCCTTCAAGTGACCGATGCGCTGGGTGCCGGTGCTGGCCGCAATACGCTGCGGCTCCATCGTGCGGCGCAGAGCCTTGAATCGCCGCTCGTCAGCGACAGCTTCGGAATTGAGAATGGCCTTCAAAATCTGGCGATGGTCGTCGCACTTTTCGCGAGCCTCGGAGCAGGCCATGCGGAGCGTCGAACGGTCCAGGTGGCGCACTTCGGCGGCGATCACGGTTAGCCATTCGTGGGCGGCATCGCTGCCCATACCGACCGGGCGGACCGGGGCGAGGCAGCGGGACAATTCCGCGATGATTTCAGCCACCGAGGGTTTGGATAGCCCGTTCTGCGTCGGTGGCGGTGCTGGAAGATTTTGAATTTCGGTAGCCATTGGTCGGTTTCCTGTCGTCTCGGGGGTCGTGGGGGCCGCCCCATCCGTTGGCGGCGATGGCTTCGACCAGCTTGCCGGGTGGCCAGTTTTCGTCCGCCATCCCCTCGATCGCCGCGACGAACTGCTTGTGCGCCGTGGCGGTGTTGGTCAGCCGCTTGGTTTTCCGATTGGCTTTGAGATCCCGCCAAACCTCGGGCTTGCACCATTCCGGACACGGAAAATTGTCGGCCCTTACGCGGGCGGGTGTTTGTTCC